TTCCATTAGTATGGCATTATGTAAACCTGCTGATGCTGAATTTTTCTTAGTGGCTTTATTTACCTTAACAGTAGTATCCTCTAATTTTTTCATATTATCAACAACCTTGTTGATCTGTACTTCTGCTGATTTAGTTGTTACATCAACCTGTATGAGTATCTTTTTACTTGCCATATCTTAATCTTTTTAATTGTTGTTTCATTTGTTTAAAATCTTTTACTCCTGCATACTTACCTTTTGCTATTTCTACATTTTCGCTTACACCATACCAGTGATCTGCATTTAATAAATCAAGTATATTTTTTATCATCTTTTATATTTTATGGTTGTTCACAACTTATTGCTGTAATTTCCCCTACTGAATTAACTGTAAACATACCTAAATAACTAGTGCTTGTACAAAATGTAGTTGTTGCTGTACTACCTGCTTGATAATATGTCCCTGCACTTAGTGTAGTAGTTAATGCTTGATCTGTATAAATAACATCACCAATAGCTAAATTAGATGCTACACCTATAGAATTACTGTAATAATAAGTAGAGTAATTCGGATATGTTTGATATACT